TACTACTTCCTCTGGCCGACTTAATACTGTTCGTCTCCTTGTTGGTGATACCGATACCACAGACCAACAAGTACAGAATGAAGAAATCACATTTAGCTTAGGCTTGAATGATGACAATACCTACCTTGCTGCTGGTTGGATTGCAAAAGCTATTGCTTCTAAGTATGCACGTCTGGTTACAACCAAACTAGATGGCGCTCTAAGTGCTAACTACTCTGACCTTGCCAAACATTACCAAAGCCTCGCAGACCAACTGGACTACAGAGGTAAGACTGATGGTGCTGCAATCGGTGTCCTTGCTGGTGGTATTACCAAGTCTGGAGTGGAAGCTGTGAGAGCCAACACAAATAGGATTGAAGGTAGCTTCCGTAGGGATCGTTTCAAGAACCCACCAAGTTATGACACCCCTGAGTATGAATAAGGAGTAGGTTATGTCCTTTCGTTCCTACGACCTTCTTAGGTTGGTTAAAGACTTTGGTAAAGAACTCACCCTTAGAAAGAAGACTACTGCTGGAACTTACAGCCCCTCTACTGGTACTATAACAGGGTCTGCAACAACAGACTATACCTTCAGTGGTTACTTCTTTAACTTCTCTGTTGGTCTACCCACTGATGATGAACTTCGTAGGGGTACTCGTAGGTGCATTGTACCTGCCCTTGGCCTTGCTGTTGCCCCTGATGATGAAGACTTGATTGTTGGTCAAGGTGACAATGTAACCATCGTTAAAGTAACCACTGTGTTTAATGCTGGGGCTGCTGTTTGCTATATCTGTGAGGTTTCTGAGTAATGGCCTCAGTTCAAGCAACATTCAAAGCCCTCACAGATAAGATTGAAAACATAACAGCAGAGCAAGTAGAAGAAAAGCTAAAAGAAGTTGTTAATTACGCAGTAGACATCTCACCAGAAGATACAGGTGCTTATGTTGAATCCTTTTCTCTGGGTCGAGCAGGTTTTACTGGCGGTAGGATGAAAGACTCCGAAGCAAAAGGTAGAATTGGTATAAAGGCCAACGGAGCTTCTAGGGAAAAAGCTAAATCTTTCTTACTTGGAGACATCCAAGGTATGGACATCAAGAAGATGTTAGCTGATGGTCTTGTCAAATTTACTCTACGTAACCGAGCAAAACACGCAAAAGATGTGGAGAATGGTGAAAACTGGAAAAGAGATGGTTACCATGTCTTCCGTAAGATCAGGAGCAAGTTTAGATAATGGCAAGTGTATATGATGACATTAGGGCTGCACTAGAAGTCAGATTAGCTGCTGTATCAGGTATCCCCGCTATTGCTTACGAGAACGTAGCCTTTAGCCCCACCACAGGCACTTCATTCGTTAAGGCCAAGTTTATCCCCACCTCCCGTAGACCCGCTGTAAGAGGCACTAACCCCCAGCAGAGGTATGAAGGGGTTTTTACAGTCTTCTGCTACACACCAGAGGGTAATGGCCCTGCTGCTGCTGACGATCTAGCCGACAAGGTGATTGAAGCCTTCGATGCTACAACTGACATTTCTTTCACTAATGCTGCCTCTGAAACTATCATAGTTTCTGTTGATTACGCAGAAAGAGATAACGGCTTCATTGACAATCCTTGGTATTATGTCGCTGTAAACATCGGCTGGTATCTGTATAAATAATTCCCCACAGGAGACACTAAAATGCCCTTTTCACAAGGCTCTCGTTCCAGCCTATCGTTTGTTACAGAAGTAACATTTGGTACTACGCCTGCTGGCAGCTTTACTAACCTTCCCTTTACCACTCACTCGCTGAACTTGACCAAAGATCGTGTTGCTGGCAATGACATTCAGGCTGATCGTATGCCTCGTGTTGATCGTCATGGCAATCGTCAAGTAGCTGGTGATATTGTTGTTGACCTTCGTGATGGTGTTTATGACGCTTTCCTAGAGTCGGCTATGCTTAATACTTGGTCTACAAACGTGCTGAAGGTAGGGGTTACACCCAAGTTCTTCTCTATTGAAGATTATGCTTCTGATATTGACCAAGCTCGTCTGTTTACTGGTATGACAGTATCGACTATGGCAATCTCTCTAGCACCTAACCAGATGGTCACTACCACGTTTGGTATGGTTGGCAAGGACATGACTGTCAGCGCAACTCAGAAGACCCAGACAGCCGCTGCCAACAATGCCCCATTCGATGCTTACTCAGGTGACATTGCTATCGGTAACGTAGGCTCAAGCTCTGCTGTAGCTATCGTAACTGGCCTTGACTTCACATTGAACAACTCTTTTGCCCCTACCTTCGTGATTGGTGATAATTCTGCCCCTTCGCTTGAGTATGGTCGTGCAGAGATTGAAGGCACTATTACAGCTTACTTTGAAGATACGGCTCTGATTAACCGCTTCTTGAATGAGACTGAAACAGAACTTACAGTGTCGGTAAATGACCCAACTGGGACTAATGCCTATACCTTCGATTTTCCACGTATTAAGATCAACAGTGCAGATGTACCAGTAGATGGCCCAACAAGCCGTATCATCACTATGTCATTCGTGGCTTTGTATAATGCGACTGAGCTTTCTAACTTGGTCATCACTCGTACTGCTTAAAAGCATCCCTAGCTAGGGTAGAGGAAGCATAGGTGTCGGGTCTTATGCTTCCTCGCACTAATTACTGACCCGACAAACAAACCCCGACAGAACCTAAAAGGATAACCCGACTATGACCGACCTTCTTGACCTGACCCCTAAATCTGAAGTCATTATTGTCACACTTAAGCACCCTGCCACTGAGGAAGTACTTAAGAATGAAGACAAGAGTGACATGACGATTACCCTATTTGCCCCTCACTCTAAAGAATACAAGAAAGTTCTGCATGAGATGACTAACAAGCGTCTTAAGAAGATGCAAGGCAAAGGGACTAAAGATATTACAGCAGAAGAAATTGATGAAATCTCCCTTGATAGCTTGGCTAAGACAACCAAAGAATGGAACATTACCTTTAGTGGTGAGAAGCCTAAGTTGTCCCTAGATAAAGCTCGTGAGGTTTACGATAAAGTATTCTGGATCAAGGCTCAAATTGAACAGGCATCGGAAGAAGCTCTGGGTTTTATGAAAGCCTAACTTGTCAGTTGTGCGAGTGGGCTGAACATCAGTTTAAGCTCAACAAGCCTGACAAGGATGGCATTACAGAACGAGAGCATCTTGAACAAGTAGAAAGGCAGATTGGACGTAGACTTGAAGCATTGGAACCCCCGACAGATTTCCCAATGGTCTTAAGTCACGTCTGGTCTGCCTTTTTGACGTTGAGTAACAGAAGAAGTGCGGGGTTTTCTGGGCCTAACCCAATTACCTTTGAACAGATAAAAGCGTGGAAAGAACTGACTGAAACACCGATAGATACTTGGGAGATACAAGCAATCATTAGGTTAGATGAGGTCTACATGGGGGTGGCTAATGGCTGATGATCTTATAATTACTATTGGGGCTAATGTCAAGGGCGTTGCCACTGCTATTAATACCACAAAAAGTCTTGAGGGTAGAGTAGTTAAACTTCAAAAGGCTATTGACGAGGGTAGAATCTCAAATAGTCAGTTTGATATGGCACTTCAGAAACTAGCTAAGTCCTCTAAAAGTTACGAAAAGTCCGTATTAGATTACTCTAAGGCCCTACAGGTAGCAAATAAAGCCCAGAAAGAAGCTGCCGCTGCTGCTAAACAAGCGAAAGAAGAAGATAGGGCTTTTGCACAAGCTCGTAGAGAAGCTATAGCCCTTAACAAAGAGTTTAACGAGCAAAAGAAAAGGGAAGCAGCAGAAACTGCAAGGGCAGCAGCAGAACAAGAGAGACTTAATAGAAAGTTTGTCGAAGGTCATGCGGCTATGGAAATTTACTCTAGGGAGTTGAATGACCTTGCAATGGCCCTTGAGGCTAAAATTATTACGGATGTGCAACAAAAAGCAGCAGTGGCTAAACTAAACCAAGAGATGGCCGCAGGCACTGGTGTGTTCTCTACTTTTGGAAGGGGTGTAAACCAGACTAAAGGTTACACAAACCAATTTGGCCTAGTAACTCAGCAAGTCGGTTATCAAGTAGGTGACTTAGCAGTTCAAGTCCAATCTGGTACTAACTTCTTTGTTGCTTTTGGTCAGCAGATGACCCAGCTTGCGGGCCTAGGTGCGCAGTTATCAAAATCAATGGCCATGATTGGTGTCTTTACTGGCCTTGGTATTGCTATCCCTATCATCACGGGTATCCTTGCCTACATGACTAGGACGAAGGAAGAAACTCAAAAAACTGTTGACGCATTCCAGAAACTAGCAGAAGTGACCAAAGAACTTGGCCTTGAAAGAAGGAAAGCTCTAGACCCCTCTTTCGATGAGAACCTAGTAGGGACTAAGGATCGTCTAAAAGAGCTTACAGAATCTTACCAAAGTGCTAAGAAAGTTGTAGAAGACTTTGCAGAAGCCTCAAGAGTAGCTAGTCAAAGTGGTGTAGCTTCTGGCGGAATGGGGCAAGCCCTTGGTTATGAGGCAATGGGTCAAGCCTTTGTTCAACTAGCCAATCTTGACTTTGACTTTAATAAAGAACAAACCGCTGCTTTAGCTCTCATAGAAGCTGAAAAAGAACTTGTTCGTTATAAGGGCGAAAGAGCAGATGCTCAAGCAAGAGCAGCACAAGAGTCTGTCTCTGAACTTAATGCTCAAATAGAACTCAATGAAGTAATCCTTAAGTATGGCAGAGATTCTCTCCTAGTAAAAGAGAAACAAGCTGTCCTAGACAAAAGAGCTTTTATTGATGAACAACTAAAGGCTGGTATAACTGGAAAAGAACTAAGCAAGGTTTTGGCTGTTTACGACACTAACGTAAAGCTTACAAAGGAAATAGAAGCCACAGTTGTTGCTGCCGAAATGCTAGGTGACACTGATATGTCGCAAGGGTTCAAGAACGCATTAACTGTTGCCCAACAATTAGCATTAGCTACAAGAAATATCCTTTTCCCAACAGTACCTGAAAGAGGCGACCCTAGGTCTTTTGAAAACGACCCCTACTGGCAGGATAGAGCCTTTCCTAAGCCGTATGTTCCGACTGCCCCAAGTGGTGGAGGCGGAGGTGGTGGGGGTTCTGCTCCTAGTGACCCTCTAGCTGATCTGATGAAAAGAATAGAACTTGAGAAAGAACTACTAGGTACATCAGAAGAATACCAAGAGGTTATGCAGGCCATCCAAGATTCAGATAAGAAGTATTCTGATGCAGCTATTCAAGGTGCTGTAGCCCGTCTTGAGGCTATCAACAAAGAAAAAGAAGCTCTGCAACAGATGGAGTCTCTGCAACAGAGTATAGCTGAAACTATCGGTGATGGCTTCATGTCTATGGTCGATGGTACAAAAACTGTCAAAGAGGCTTTCAGAGACATGGCCCGTGACATCATCAAACAGTTGTACGAAGTTCTTGTTATCCAGCGTCTTGTTAATGGTGTTAAAACTATCTTGGGTGGCAGTGGCTTGTTTGCTGATGGTGGTGCATTTAGTGCTGGTAGACAAATCCAAGCCTACGCTAATGGTGGTGTTGTTGGTGGCCCTACTTACTTCCCTATGTCTGGTGGTAAAACTGGTCTGATGGGTGAAGCTGGCCCTGAAGCTATCATGCCTTTGAAAAGAGGTAAGGGTGGTAAACTCGGTGTCTCTGTCGAAGGTAGCTCTGGTTCGGTAAACGTAGTTAATAACATCAACGTGACAGGTGGCTCTGACCCTGCCGCTATTCGTGCTGAAGTGGCTAAACTTATGCCACAGATTACAAGTGCAACTAAGAGTGCCGTTATTGATGCTCGTAGACGTGGTGGACAAATGAAAGCCGCCTTTAACTAAAAGGATAATTACTTTGGCTATCTCTTATCCACTAACACTACCCACATCTATTGGTATTGCTAACATCACTCTGTCTGCTAATAATGCTGTTGCAATCAGTCAGTCTCCCTTCACCTTTCAGCAACAAATAGTTCAACACGCTGGTCAGAGGTGGACAGCTTCAGTTTCTATCCCACCAGTTCGTAGGGATTTAGCTGAACCTTGGAATGCTTTTCTATTGGCTCTAAATGGGCCTGTAGGAACCTTCCTGTTGGGTGACCCTAATGCTAAAGCTCCACAGGGAACAGCCTCTACAGCCACCCTCACAGGCACTGCTGGCTCGTCTAGCCCTACTATCACTATGACAGGAACTTTGTTGGCTGGGGATTACATTCAGCTTGGTTCTGGTGCTACAGCTACTCTGTACAAAGTTCTTGTCAATAGAAGTGGTAACGGAACAATAGAGATTTGGCCTGCATTACGTTCCTCTGTGACAGGAGCTACTGTGACACTAACTAACACTGTTGGTAGGTTCCGTCTGTCAAGTAATCAACAATCATTTAGCATCAATGAAGCTAGTATCTATGGTATCAGCTTTGATTGTATAGAGGCCATCTAATATGAGCAGAGACATAACCTCGGCAGTATTGAACGCACTAGATAATGCTGTTATTGAACCTTTCTTTGCTGTTGATTTATATCTTGATTCTGGCCCACTGTACCTTTGGTCTGGTTATGGTGACCTAGTTATTGGGGGTAAGACCTACCTTGGTGCAGGGCAACTACTAAACATCTCCTCTGTAGCTGAAACAACAGAGATGGAAGCTAAGGGTGCAACTATCAGTGTGTCTGGCATCCCCTCTAGTTTCCTCTCTCTAGCTTTGACTGAACCTTATCAAGGCCGTGAGTGTCGTATTTATTTTGGGGTAACTAGTAGTCCATTTAACTATGTAGAGGTGTTTGCTGGTGAACTAGACCAAATGAACATAGAAGAACAAGTTGATACTGCTAATATATCAGTGATTGCGGAGAATGTTTTGGTTAAACTTGAGCGCCCAGTAGTAAGGCGATTTACCAATGAAGACCAGAAATCTAGGTTTCCTAATGATCGTGGGCTAGAGTTTATTGCCTCGCTGCAAGACAAGGAAATCTTTTGGGGAAGGAGAGCTAAGTGATAAAGTATCAACAAGAATCTCTGTCAACCTGTAAGTCTGATGCTATTCCACTCCTAGAAAAGCACTGGGAAGAAATAGCCCTAAATAAAGACAAGATCAAGTTGAACCCAGATTGGGAAGCTTACGCTAACCTAGAAGATGCGGGGATACTAAAGATATTCACCGCTAGGGATGTAGAGAATAAACTTGTTGGGTATTTTGTTGTTTTTGTTAAAGCTCACATACACTACAAAGATAACTTGTTTGCATACAACGACATTCTTTTTGTTGACCAAAACTATCGCAAGGGTTTCACTGGCCCAAGGCTTATGAAATTTGCTGAGAAGTGCTTAAAGGCAGATGGTGTTGACGTTATCATTGTGAACACTAAGAGACATAAACCTTTTGATTCCCTGCTTCTTTGGTTGGGTTATAAGCACATAGAAAATCTTTACTCAAAGGTGTTATAATGGCAATTTCAGCAGTAGCAGCATTAGTATCCACGGGTGTAACAGCCCTCACGAGTGGTGTTACTTCTCTTATAGGCGCTAGTATCTTTACTCACTTCCTTGTGACTACTGCTATGGGAGCCGCCCTTAATGCCCTTACTCCAAAGCCAACTGTATCTCGTTCAGGCGGATATACCCTTCAGGGTCAATCTGGTGCTGCTCTAGACCATCAGATTATTTATGGTGAGACAAGGGTTGGTGGTGTCCGCCTCTTTGACGTGTCTACTGGTGGAGAGAATAAATACCTACACAGAATTATTGCTTTTGCTGGACATGAAATCGACAGCTTCCAACAAATCTACCTTAATGACCAAGTTGTAACTATTAATGGAAGTGATGAGGTAACTTTCCCTAATCGTTATGATGGTAATGTTCGTATTAAGACCTACCTTGGGACAGATAACCAGCAAGCCGATGGGGAGTTAATTTCTGCAACACGTGATCTTTCTGATTCTGCGGGTAAATGGACAAGTGAGCATAGACTTCAGGGCATAGCTTATATCTACGTCAGATTTAAGTATGATGAGAATGCTTTTCCAAATGGTGTCCCTTCTGTATCTGCTGTAATACGGGGTAAGAAAGTATTTAACCCTAACACCAACACCACAGCTTGGAGTGAGAACCCAGCCCTTTGTATCAGAGATTACTTAACCTCCGACTATGGGTTGAACCAGCCATCCTCTCGTATTGACGATGATTTAATCACTACTGCCGCTAGTATCTGTAATCAGACTGTAGGTGATGAAAAGCGTTACACTTGTAATGGAACATTTATCACAGGTGCAGAACCTTCTACTATTCTAAATGATTTGTTGACCTCTATGGGCGGGTTGTTGTGGTATGGGCAAGGTAAGTGGAGAGTAAAAGCTGCCACTTGGACTGAGCCTACTGTATCTTTTGATGAGGATGACTTACGTTCTGGTATATCCCTCTCGACCAGACATTCCCGCAGAGACAACTTTAACTCGGTTAAGGGAACGTTTAAGGGGCCACAGACAGACTATCAACCAGCAGACTACCCAATAGTAGACAGCGATACCTATTTAGCCACTGATGGGGGTGTTGTCAACACTCTTGACCTCCCTTTGCCCTTTACTGACTCAAGTAACATTGCAAGAAGAATTGCTCAAATTGCCCTAAATCGTAACAGAGAGCAGCTTACCTTTAGT